AGTAAACCCATTTTTCTTAAAATGCTCTACATGGTCTTCTGAACATTTTATAATAGTTTCGCCTTTTTTCATAGTAACATTTTTAGCCATTATGCACTCCCTCTAGTAAATTCATAAATAACCCTTGCTGTTATTCTTACACCACCATATGGATAAATTGTACCCTCGTCTGTTGATGCTTCTATTATTTGGGTATCTATAGCATTACCATTTCTAGTTATATCATTATCTAAAGTTTCTTCAACAACTTCTATAATTTGATTTCTAACAGTATCTATATTTGTTGCTGTGCCTTTACCAAAAGCAACTATTAAAAAATCTATTGTACCCCTATATGAACCTGCACCAGTAACACCCATACTTGAAACTTCCCTTGTTTCATCACCACTTTGAATAAACATTGCAGGAAATTGTGCATCACTTAGTTCTTCAACCTCAAAAGGTTCTCTAGTAATCTTTTTAAACTCAATAGGACTTGTAACAGCATCAAGTTTAGAAATTATATCACTAGCTATGTTTTCTCTTTTGCTCATAATCTCATTTCTTTAAAATAGAAATTCTGAAATTCTTTTATTATTTTATCTTCTTCTTTGTTACCTATAGCAAAAAAAGGTCTTTTTGTCTTTCTTTTACCTACTCCAAAACTATCATGGTAACTAGCAATTTTTTCTCTTTCCTTATTTGCAAAGAATAATGTGCTTTTTAATCCACCAGTTTTGAAGTCTAAACTCCTAAACATTTTGCCACTATCGGTTAAATCAACAGAACCTGTTTGTCTACCCCTCTTTTTTCGGCTTCTAACAGTAGAAGGTGCATATGATCGCATATTACCCCCATCTGGAAGTTTCCCACTTTGTGTCCTCTTTGTAATCATTAATATAGCCATATTAGAAACTCTATTAAGTGATTTAGTTATTACTGCCTTTTGTTTTCTACTAATTTTCTTTAGTAGATTAGTTATTTCTATAGAATTTACGTTAACTTTGACATCAACTGCCATTATCTGACTAATCTTAAATAATGTAATGCTTCTTTTTCACTATCGCTAACAGTACCCCCACCATCTTCATCATATTCAACACCATCTCGCAGGATAGCTTGGAATTCTTCTTCATATCTATCTCTATAGAAATCTATTTGAACTTGGAATGTGTCTTTGCCCTCGCCTGTGTCTGGGTCTTTCCATTTAGTTAAAATTGGATAAGCATATTTCCATAAAGTCAAATAAACAACTGATTGTGTCCATTGTGAATTAGTTAGTTTGCTATTAGTCATTTCAACAGATGTAATCTTAGTAATATCTTTGTATCTGATTTGGTGTCTATATCTTTCCCACCATTCTTCCCTAACTCGCCTAAGAACATCATTTTCAGCAAATTGTAATTGATCGCCAAAATCAGAAACCCCAAAACCTAGAATATCTGGTTGTATCTTTTGTAAATTAGCATTAGCAACTGCAAATTCAGATGTAGCCATTTATGTGTCCTTTTTTTGGGATTTTTTATTTTCTTCTGGTTTTTGCCACTCACTATCAACTTTTGGTTGTGGCTTTGGTTGTGCTTTAGACTCAACGTAAGGTTTCCACCCTCTTAATGTCCAAGTCTTTAAATTAGCTTCATAATCAACTTTAGTTCTTTCGATAATTTTATTTCCGTTAGTTAATTTCATAATTACCTCTTTCTTGTAGTAAGGTGAGGGATTAACCCCCACCCTAAAGATTATATTATTATGATATTATGCTTGAATTCACATGAAGTTCAACACCATAAGAATCATGTATCTCACCAACACCATATACTGCTGTTGCTACGATTTCTGTTCCTCTAAGTGAAGCATCTCTTTGTGTTTCAATCTTAATGTCTTGCATCATAGCTAAAGCTAAAGCATCTTTGTGGAAAATACCTACTTTATAATTTCCTGCTGTACCTGTATTAGCCATATTAGCTGATTCAAAGATTTGCATACCTGCAAGTCTACCTACATATCCACTTCTTAACGCTTCATTAGAAATGTCTGTATCGATACCTGCAAACGTATTTGTTAAACCAGATTTAAGATCATAACCAACATGAGGGTGAACAACTGCATAACATTCGCTAGTGTCTAAACCATTTGCTCTAAGAACTGCACCTGCATTAAATATAGTTGCAGGTGATAGAACTGTTGAAGAACTACCTGCTGTTACAGAAAAACCATCAAACAAAGCTAATAAATCTGTGTCTATTTTCTTTGCGATAGCATTTCCAAATAACTGCCCTATATCAGAAGCCACATTTCTTGAAGCTGAATTCTGTGCTAGATCAGTTAAGGTTGTCATAATTCCAACTTCTGATGCTGTAATAGTTACAGAACTTGGGTTAATAGCTGTGTTAGCTAAATCCGTTGCATCTGCTACTGCTGATGCTGACACTTGAGCATATACAGGAACTTCTATTGATTTTCCTCCACCTGCTATTGTGTAGTTTTTAACTAAATTCTTCATTAATGATTTTTCATTAACTACAAATTGTGCTTCTGCTATAATTTCCGTATATAACTCGGAAATGGTGGAGGAGGTTGTTTCATTTGCCATTTTTAAATCCTTTCAGAGATTTTTTTATTTATTAAAATTAATAATCGTAGGCTTTACTATCTCTTTGCCTTTTATATTCAGCATAGATTTTTCTGTCCTCTGGATTATTCATGTCTAACTCCGAAATATTTAAAGTCTTATTCGTATCTGACTTACCCACATTTGACACCGAGCCAGAACCACTAGGGGTAGCACTAACGAAGTGAGGGTTTTGTGTTAAAAACTCTTGTACTAATTCATCTGTACTTAAAAGTTCACCCAATTTATTGTATCTTGCTAATCCACTTTTATCAAGTATTTCTACATTTCCAGTTTCATTTAGCTTAATACTATCTTTTAAAAGTTCAACAACTTGATCTGGATTAATAGCTTTATTCCTAGATGCTGACGATAATAAAGACTTATTTATCTTAATATCTTTTAGCTGACTTTCTAAATTTGATTTCTCTTTATTAAACTCTTGGGTTCTAGTTTTAAGTATTTCCTCAAACTCACCCTTTTGAATTCTTTGTTTTTCTTCTAGTTCTTTTTGTGTCTTTACAGCAGTTATAGCTATATCTAAATCTTCAACACCTAGCTTTTTATACATAGAACCCCTTTCTTTGGCTAATCGTCTTTCAACAATACTATTAACATCATCTTGCGTGAATGTTTGCCCTGTTGTTTCTTGTACTTGTGGTGCTTCTTCTTGAGTTTCAGCAGTTTGTTCTACTTGATTTTCTTCCATTTAAACCTCCATATTGGTAGTATCTTTATAACAGCTTTTTCTTTAATTTTCAATAACCTCGTTATTTCTGGGGGTTATTTGTATTTGTGATATTATTTCTTCTATATCATTTATAATATATTGCTCATCTAAACTTAAATCATTAAACAATAATCTAATTTTTTCTACATCTTCTGATGTTAGGTTTTCACCCTGTTCTTGCAATGTTTCGGTAATTATATCAAGGGATTTTGTCATCTTTTATTTCCTGTAAAATTTTTAAAAATTCTGGTGCAACTAATTCCTCTTTTCCCCTGTAATAAAGTGAAAAGTTTTCAACAAACCATTCTCTAGTATTAGTTGTTCCGTATTGTGAAGGTGAATGATCTTTTATCCCCCTTACTTTGTTTAATCTATCCTCTAGTGGTCGGTTTACTTGTGTCCATGCAGGTTCAGTTCCAGATACTGGACTTGTTCTAATATCCTTAATTTTATATTGTTGATGTATATGATGACCCATTTCATGATAAAATGTGGCTCTAAATTGTTCTACATTATCATTTTCAAAACTTTTAGCTGACCAAGGGCGAGCAACAATGGTATCACCCCTTTTCCAATTTGATACAGGTGCAATTAATTTATTATTTATTTTTTTATTTATATCATTAATTTCAGATTTTATTGATCTACTTTGTCTTTCTAAAATTGATAATTTGTAATTTAATTCATTATAATTTTGTCTTGTAAACTTACCAGTTTCACTAAAAGTTCCACTACCTAATGTTCTCCAATCCCAAGCATCACTAACCCCCAATTCTTCGTATATTTCGTATTTTTTAGCACTTAATTTAACATATTCATCTTCAAGTTTTAACTTTTGATCTTCAAACTTGTTTAAAGTCTTAGCATCTAATGGCTTGTCACCTATTCTTTTTGCTCCATTTTGTGCAAATCTAAGTTGAATACCCATAGTACCATCACCCATATTTGCTAAAAATGATCTTTCGTTTTTAGAGCCTTTTATACCTCTAATCATGGGGACATTGAATTTTTTACATAATTCTTCTGCTTCTGGCATCATGGCATTAATCATTGATAGTTCTCTATCACCTAATTTTGTACCAGATACTTTTCCAAAATTATTTACATTTGAACCTCTATAATGACCAATATTTTTATTTAAATACCTATCGTCTTTACTAGCATCACTAAAAACCTTGTTTAATCGCTTTGTGGCTTCGCTTGACGATAATATCTGAATAGTTTGTTCTGTTACTCCCTCACGACTAATAGGGGTAAATATATCTGTTTGATCTACAACTGGTGGTGGTGGTGCTTCCTCAACTACTGGTTCATCTGGCACTTCATCAACTGTTTCTTCACCCCATGAAGGGTCTGTGGGTATCCAAGTGTGTCTACATCTATAACCACCCCTAACAATAAAAGGGTCACCAGTAGACTTTCCTGCCCATGACCTATTGTTCCACATTTTCCTAATTTGTTCTTCTGTGAGTGTCTTATTAAGCATATCAACACAAAATGGTCTACTATCCCTAACTAATGTACCAGTATATGTGAAATGATTTAACCCAGATGCTTTAGCTTTCGCTACTGTAAACTGCCCATGAAACTGCATTACCGAATCATGTGCTATCTGACTTGCATAACGTCTAAGGTTGTTTCCTGCCCTATCACTCGCATACTGTGTATGAAGTTTTCTAACTGCTTCTTCTACTTGTGCTTTCTTTGCACTATCAAATTTATTCTCGTTAACAAAATCAACTAATTCATTAATCTCGCTAGTATTTGATGATTTATAAACTCCATTGATATGTGATTTGATATTACTAACCATATCGTTAAATGGTCTACCTGCTATTGTACTTTGGTAAACCTCATCATTAATTACCTTTAAAAATCGTTCTGCTATATCTTCAAAACCACTAAATGACTGGGTTTTCAAGGCATTGATGGTGGCTAAATCTACATCTGTTAGGTTCTTAAACTTTGCAGGAATAGGCATTTTCCCAAAAGTATCTAAAGTTTCTTTGGCAATTTTATTATAGTCATCATTAATTAGTAGATCAGCTTCATTTAAAAAGGTTCTTTCAATTATGGCTCTTAGTCTGGGTTGTAATTGAATAGCTAATCTTTGAGAAACCAAGTTACCTTTTGTGGCTCTAGTAATTTCATTAATAACGTCATTCTCTAGCCTGTACAATACATCAATTATACGTTGTTCATGTTGATCGGCTAATTTTTCTAAAATTCTTGACATATTTTATAATGGAAAGTCTTTTTTCCATGCCCTAATAGACCAGTAAGCAGGTGATAATGTTTTTTGTCCTTTAACTTCTTTTAGAACCCCACCCATTCTAGCTAAAAAAGACTTTTGCCTAGCAGGTATATTTTTCTTTATAGTCATACCTCTAGCACCGAATGTAACTTTCTTAACATTACCATTTGATTTGTTTTTAACATAAACACCAAACTTTTTTCTTTTAGATTCGGTTGCTGATAATCTAAATGGTTTATTAAGTGATACGTTTTTCCCTCTATATAATGCCATGCTAAGTCCTTGATTTTGCTGGGTTATTCCCAGGATTATTGCCTATCTTTTAATCTTTCATTAACTATTGCCTTACATACTGGGCATACATAAACGTCTTTTATTTTCTCTATGAGATACACCTTACAAACCACACATATTTTTTTAGGCTTTTCCATATCCAATTCATCATTTTCTTTTTCTTTTACTCGCCCTTAAAATTATATCTTTATCAAATGAACCAGACCTGCCACGACTAATTAGTTTGTTTACTCTAGCCATTGCCCATGCTGACATTGGAATTCTAGGTCTTGAGCCAGATGAAAGAAACGCACCTTGTCCTCTACGAAAACTAGCTTTTAAATCTGTTAAATTAAATAATTTTGATTTCTTTGCTTTGGCTCTAAGTGTTGAAACTGTTTTAGCTGATAATGGTTTTCTTTTTATTGCCATTATGCCCTGTTCCTTTTCTTTAAGAGTGCCATAGGTATTCTAGCACCTGCTTTATACAATGCACTTATTTGTTTTAATAAGTTTGCCCTTGCACTTCTTTTAGAACCTTTTAACCCAGATAGGTATTTCTTAGGTATTTTGGTCTTTTTATCTTTAGGAACTTTCTTCTTCGCCAACTGTTTGACCCTCTACTTCGGTTGTCTGGAATTGTCCTCTAACAGTTCTAACAGCATCTATTTCTTCATTAATAGTTTTCATGGTTTCATTATCATCTATAACAGCTTCTGCTATTTGTTTTTCTATTTCTTTATTGAAAGTTTCTGATTTTATGCCACTAGCTTTTGCCATTTGTAAATATTGTAGGTCATTCGCCCAATCTCTTATGTCAAATGTATCTGGATAGTTAATCTTTCCTGTCCATTCTTTATCTAACCATCTAGCAAATAAACCCCATATTTGTTCTTCTGCATTTTCTAAATAATCTGCTTTTTCTGATAATCTCGCATTTAATAATTGAAATTCTGTTTGTAAGGCTATTCCACTTGCTATCTGTGAACCTGTTGCCCTAACTGAACCCATGTGCGTTATTCTATCAATAGCATCAACTTTGCTTTGTATGCACTTCATTATTCCGTCTAGGTTTTGACCACTAGGCTGAATGATATAAGGCTTCAATGCAGGGTCTAAATCTTCTGGGATTTCTATTATAGCACCTGCACCTGCACTAGCTTCAACATTAGGTGTTTTAACTAAACTAGGGTGGTTAGCTAATCTGATTAACTGCTCTTTCTCGGAATAATCATTATAAATAGATTGCTGTAAAAATGCTACATCTGCTAAATCACTTATACCAATAGGTCGCTTATTACCTCTAAGATTATAGACATTTATAGCAGGTATTACACCTAATGGATTAGGCACTTCTTCTAATAGCTTAAATTTGCCTTCTAAATATTCTTTATTATAATCTTCAACCTCATATGTACTAACAGTTTCTTCTGTAAATACTTTAATGATTGCTCTTTCTGAATTTATATCTTCAACAACTACCAATAAGTCTAAATAAAATCTTCCACTAGCAGACCTTGCATAATTCCAATTAACAATATTTTCTGGTGTATATATTGAAACATAAGGTCTTATATCTTGTGCAAGTTCTTCTGCTCTAGTTTTAGCATTTGATTGTGGTTTATCAACTATTACCCAACAGTTACCATAAATACTAGCGTTCTGTTGCACTTCTCGCATTACAGTATTAAATGATCTACCATCTAAATCAGCATCTTCAATAAATGACTGTAATTGTGGGTCACCATCTAATGTTCCGTAATCTCTTGAAGGTGGCACTCTCCATAAAAAACTTGTGTATATCTGAACAACATTTTTACAATGATTGTCTAATGGGGTATGTCTTATTCTTTGTTCATATTCCTCTGGGGATTCTAAAACGTATCTGTGCAGATAATAACCATTTTTATAATCATTACCCCCTAAGTAACTACGAATATAAAACTCCCAATTACTTATATTTGCTTCCCATAAATCATGTTTTTGTTGTAGAAATTCCCTGTTCATTAACTCCACCTCTTAGGTTGGCTAGGTGCAAAATTACGTCTTAGTGGAAAATTAAACTCTATTAAATAGCCTAAAGCATCATTCATGTGATCGTAACCACTATCTTTATCTGGTACATGAGTTCCCTCTTTGTATATCTGTCTTTCTATGCTTTTAATCACATTTTTGCAAGATTTAACAATAAACAGACTATTTTTTCCATTAACATTTTTTAATTTTGCATTAACTGCATTAATTCTATCCCTAATTAAAGGTGCTGTATTTTTACATTTTACATCAAAATTAGCATTTTTCAAGATACTTAAATCAGTTAATCCACCTGCTGACGTTTTTCTTTGTCTAGCACTAGGGTCTGGATAAACAACTATCTGTTTATTATTGTATCTATTTCTTATTTCCTCACACATTTCTTGAGTATTTGAGGAATATATTTGTATCTCATCAACAACTATAATTGTTTCATTAAGTATAATACAAACTACAGCACTCATAGGGTCTACATTAAAATCTAATCCAATATGTAAAACTGCTGTTTCTTTCTCATATTTTTCAATAATATTACTTTGTCTATTGAAGTTGTAATAAATCATTCCAGAATAATTAACAAATGTAGCTTCATATTCCTGTTGAAATGTTCTTATATCTAAATCTTGCTTGGCTTGCTCGACTTCATCTTCATCTACATTACCACCCTCAATAGTGGTATATTTAAAACTTGCCCACTCTTTATTGGTTTCACCTTGCTTAAATAGTTCATATGACCAGTTTCCAAACCCTCTTGGACTTCCACAGAATAGAGCATGACCTTTTGTATCTGATAATGTAGGTCTAAGAACTTCAAACCATGCTTCTTTATTTACGTCTGCAAATTCATCAATACAAAGAAAGTTTAATCCAACACCTCTTAATGATTGCTCATTATCACTTCCTCTAAGTGTTATCTGGCTATTATTCTTTAATGTAATTGTTAAATCACTATGGTTTATATTCTTAACCCATTTATGATATATCATTTTTTCTTTTAATACGTTCCAACATATGGCTTTAGCTTGTCTATAAGTTGGGGCAACATACCAAACTCTTTGATTAGGCTTACTGGCAAACTTAGCTAATTCATTAATTGCTAAAAATGTTTTCCCAAACCTTCGACCAGTAACAAGAACCCTAAACCTTGATTGATCACTTATTACTTTCTTTTGGGGTTTAGTTAATGCCATTAATCAGATGACCATATCAAAGGTTCTTCTAATTCATTCTGTTCTATCTTATCTTGCTGACCTAACATATTCTTTCCCAGAAAGATTTGCATTGTCACATTACCATTTTCTGCTGATGCCCATTGAAGTTGTCTTAACCTCATTTTTTGTTCTGCCCTACCTTTTGTCAGAAATTCCGAATAACTCTTTTCTAATAGGTCTGCTGAACAACCAAAAAAGTCACCCATTTCTTTATTAGTACAACCCAATTTAGCTAATTTAGATAATTGTTTAGTGTCTATAATATATTTTTTTGGTCTTGCCATTCCTATTTACCCCATAGTTAGGTAATAAAGATTTATCTAATAATTACTAAAAAAGCTACATATTTTTATATTTTATACAAATTAGGCTTGATTTAAGAGCCATACAGCATAGTTAAACAAAGCCTGTGGTATGATTAGAACCTTTAATTAGTCTTAATTACCTAGTGACTTTGCAGTAGGATAATCATAATTTGCATTTTTAGCAGTCATTCCAGATGGTTGAACCCCTATAGTTTTATCTTGCTCAAATTTAACACCCATATAAAAATCCATATAACTGGCATATTTAAATGAACCTTCTCTATCTTTATCTGAAAGTTCTTTTGAAACATCTTCAAACTTTTCTTCATTTTTAATATCAAGTTTTTTACTTTCTTTTTTAGTTTCCTTAAATACTTTTTTCAAATCGTAATAACTATTTTTAATTTTGCTTTTGGTATACATTTAATTTCCTCCAATCTTATATTCTTTAATTAACTCTAGCAATTTTAAACCATCATCAAAACCTTTTTTATAATATGCAGATGAATTATTCCTTGGGTCTGGTTTTTGGTTTAGTATTCCATCAAACATACCATCTTTATAAAATGTTAAATATGTTGCTCTTTTCTTTTCTAAAGGGTTTGTTATGTCTATTACATTCATTTTAATCTCCAAAAAATTCTAATTGTTCTTTATCGTTAATTATTATGTTTTTATTTTTACTATTAATTAGCTTATAAACATCTTTTTCTGTTAATTCTCTTGATCTGAGTGTTTGATATAGCTTATTATTTATTTTTTTTACATCTGACATTAAAGTTTCATAAACATTATCTGCTTGTTCCTGTTCTTCTGGTGTTAAACCATTATCTAAAAACATTTATATGACCTTTAATTAAACTCATTGTGGATATTAATAATCTCACATTTCATATTGGCTTATTAATTTATTTAAATACCATTGTGCTTTTTTTAAATCTTCAACACCATTTTTATGTTTAAATCTCCAAATGTACTTTGTTATATTCCCTTGTAGATATGCAGGAAAATCATCACCTAACATAGCTTCTATAGCATCAATACATTCAATTTCTGATGTGTTGTAATGTGTTGGATTATTAATCATGTCATTCATCATTATACCCAACTACCCATTTCCAAGTAATTAATTGCATCTTCTTTTGTAAAATGACCCTCTTTAATGGCTCTTTCAACGTCATATGGGTGTTGTTTTGCATATTTGGCAATAAAGCTACTACCTTTTTTATTTCTCACAGCTTCTTTAAAAACTTTTAACCTATTATCATAAGGTTCAACAGCACTACTAACTGATTTAGGTTGTTCATCTAAATACTTTTTAGCTGATAACCAGAAAGCAGGTTGTTTAGCAAATTGTTTATCTTCAATAGAACTATAATATTTATTATACATATCTGCTAGTTCTTCTGCTTTTTCTATCCATTCTGGTTCAATATTAACAAAGTTTTTTTCTGCTATTCCCTTACTAACTTTATTAGAAACCTTATTCCAAAACTTATGAAAAAAGGGATTATAACTTATCTTACTTGTTTTGGTAGGATAGGTGGTAGGGGTAGGGGTAGTGGTAGGGGGGTTTGTGCTAGGGGGTGTGCTAGGTTCTACTCTAGGTTCTATACTAGGTTTTTTTGGTCTACCACCTAACTTGCCATTCTGTTTTGATGCTTCCATTCTCTTAGTTATGAACAAATATTCTTGTAGTTGTCTTTCATTTTGGTAATGATTATTTACTAAAACAAAGAATTCTTTAATAACTATTTCACAACTTTCTTTTTCACTTTCTGAAATGCAATTTGCTATTCTTTGATATTTCATGACTTCATTAGGTATTCCAGAACATCTTTTATTCCAGTTCCAACAAAGTAGTCTAATATATATGCCTATTTCCTCATTAGATAAGGCTTGAGTACCTGCAATAAAATCTTCTGTGAAAAGATACCATGCTTTTAATTTCTCTTTAGGCTTTGAATTTTCGTCTATAAACATTGTGATCTCCAAATCTATTTAGTTTATTATAATCCCTCTAGGCTAAAACCTAAAGGGATTTTTTGGTTTAATATCCCCAGACTTCTTTTCTGGCATTTAAAACAGTTTCTTCTTTCCATATCCAATTATCTGGGTTTGGTATCAAAGAGTTTTTAACGTCATCTGGACTATTTACAGTTTTTAAGTAATTACCCATCACTTCAACTATATGTTCACATATTTTCATAGGCATAACATAATCATCTAATGACATAGCAATATATTCAGCATCTTTAGTTTTAGTTGGGTTTTTAAGATACCATAATATCTGCTTTGCATTAGTAGCCTTTTGATAAATAGATTGTTGCATAGCATGGGAAATACTTATCTTTTGAGGTAAAAGTTTAGATGTTTTCAAATCAATAAAAAAATCTTCTTTAGTATTTTTATCTTCAAAATGAAAATCAGTATATCCTATAAATGGAATACCTTTTATTTCAACTTCTACCTTTTTTTGATAGTTTAGTAATGTCCACCTATAAGCATATTCTTGAAATGTCTTAACACCTAATTCTAATAATGGTACTAAGTTTGCTCTTTCATCATCTACTTTAGGGTCATTTATTTGTAAACAATTAGCATCATATTCGGCTATCATCTTTTGACTAGCTTCTTCAATAGGCATACCATGAAGAAACATATTGATACCAGATTCCACAACTTGCCCTCTAATAGCTGGTGCAGAAGTTGGGAATTGATAACCAAATATTCGCCTTAATGCCCATCTCTCACGATAAAAAGCAAATTCATTAAGATGACTAAATGACAATGGAAGTAAACCCTTTCCATAATCATTAAACTTTTCAAAATGCTCTATCATATCTTGTCAATCCACTCTTGAAGATGTTTTTTATTTTCAAGAACTTGGACTTTTAAATCAAAACATTGGTCATGAACATTACTAACCCTGCCAAATTTTAGGATATATTGGTCAAGAGCAAAAACTAGTTTATCCATTACACAAATATCATTTAAATGTTTTGTTATTGCAGATTGTTTTTCATTATCTTGATCTGCTTCTATTTGGTTTAATTCTTCTCCAAGATTATATTTATATGACATTAATCTTTCTCCTTTAACAATGTATCGTTTAACAATGTGTATTGAGCATAGGTTTTGCCATTTTCATAAATATTATTAGTGACAATATTATAACCTTCATTCCTAAGAACAAAAATTCTATCAGCTAATCTAAAGCTTCCGTACTTTTGTAATGCTTCTAATGGTGTTATTGATTTACCACTTTTTAAGTGATTAAGTATATTTGACTTTTGTGTATTTGATCTTTGTGTATTTGACATAATAATCCTTTCTATAAATTACGTTTTGCCATTTCCCTCTCATTAACAACCTTAGTTCTTAGGTCATCACGAAAGGCTTTGAAGGATTCAAATCTAATTTTAGACTGATTCCTCTTTTTTAAGGTTATTCCGTATCTATCAAAATAATCCTTAAACTTTGTGTCCGAATAAATTAAACCATTTAATTCGGTCATATTTTTATAATTACCTTTTCTGCTGTAGTAAATAGTTAATTCTGCAACAATCATTTTTTCTTCTTTTTTCATTAATTCTACAGCAGTATCTAAATCAGCAAATGTAATACCTAATTCTTCTTGCTGATAAGATAGTTTGTTAGGTTCAAAATCTGCTAAATAAATATCACTCATTAGAATGGTATTTCATCATCAAGATCATTACTTGGAATATTGTTAGTTGAAGCATTTACAGGTTTTGAACCAAAAGAAAAGCTATTAACTCTTAACATTAAAATAGTTTTAACCACTCCTTTTATTTCATATTCTTTAGTTGATAATTCACCATTAACAAATATTTGCTGACCTTTTACAAGGTGTTTTACTGCACCCTCGCCTTGTTTACCCCACAAAGCACAATCAACCCACATTGTCTTTTTATTGTCACCATAACCAACATTTGTTCCTATAGCGAAGTTACAAACCTTATAACCAGATACTTCTTTTAATTCAGCATCTTTACCAATTCTTCCGTCAAAACTACACATATTCATGTTATTACTCCCTTTTATTCTTCACTTATGCTAATGACTTCTAGTTCATTTAATAAGGTTTGATAATCTCGCCTTTTAGCAATATTTTTCCACCTTTTTTCGGCTTCTTCATAGTTTCTAGCTTTAATATTAACATTGTAATATTTTGTTTCCTTACAATGGATTACAAATTCAGAAAGTTTTACTTCATTTTTGATCATATAAATTACCCCACTCTTTATAATAAATTTTTTCTTTTAACTTTTCTTTCCATTCCTCATTTATAGATTTATCTTTATGTGCCAAATCATGACATGATCTGCAAACTGGGAATAAATTATCAATCCTATTTAATCTGTTGTTTTTAACCCCACCCATGCCTTTAGGTATTAAGTGGTGTATATCTACAGCTTGTTTTCTAAAGCACCCCCAACAGATGGGAATATGACTTTCATCATACCCCCAAAAGTCGGCAAATAGTTTTTTATAATTTTTTAAGGTTTTCATTAAAAGCACTCACAGCATTTTTTGTTAATTTTTCAATATCCTCGACACTAAAATGTCCAGAACCCATAGACCTGCCAACAATACCAGTAACAAAAATATCCATTCTTTGGGTATCGCCTTTATTGAAACCATTATTTTGTTGTGGTGGTTGTGGTGAATTTAATGCTTGAATAGTTGGTGAGTTCCACCCACTATTATCAACAACATTTCCTAATGTTTGAGGTGCATTATTTTGCTGAACATTATTATCAGCAATTTGAACATCTTTAACATTAGTGTATTGGTTGCCATTTGCTGACGTTTTAACATTCATTACAGTATAATTGATAGCATCACCAGAATTGGGCATAGGGTTCATAACTACACCCCTATAGTACAATCTAGTTCCATCAATTAGATTTATTGAATAGTTAGGAACACCATCTTTAGTATTATCATAAATTTTATCTATTATATTAGCCATTTTACCCTCTATTTATTTAGTACACTATAACCACGACCCTCAAGACATCTATTAACGAAGTCTGAACGAGTGTTTAATTTTGGACTTAACCACAATACTTTCCACCTAAGATTATTATAGATGGTTTTACCTATGTTCCAACCAGAACTAGTCTGATCTTCAACTAGGCTTTTACAAGTAAAATAGTCATCATGAAATCTGTTCATATCGCCTTTGATATTTGCAGATGATTTTCCCCTGCTATCTACTATTGGCATTGTAGAACACCCCCCTATAGACACCAGAACGAAAATTATTGAAATTGTTTTATACATTTTTTTGATCTCCAAATCATTATTAAACCTACATTATTTTTTTGGTTAAATCTACAAAAAAAACATTATTAGACAAAAACCTATAGTTACAAAAACCATACATTCCAAAAGAAAAACACCATAATTTTTAAGAATATTAATCATTTTGTTACCTCTTTAATCATAACAATTTTATCAAAACTTAAATTATGGTCTATATATGCTTGGTCTTTAAGTTCATATTTTTCACATTCTCTATCTGGATAATCAGCAGTATTTACAGTTTTTAAAACACTTTTAGTTTTAACACCTTTGCCATTGTTCCAGACAAACCAAGATATTTTCCAAGTTCTTTCCATTAATTTTCCCCTTTTAATTTTTCTAATACTAATTTATTTAGATTATATCTAATCCCATAGATTAAATTTAGTTCTGCTTTTTCTTTATCTTTGTCTAGTTGCTCTTTATTGATTTCTCTAGCTTGATTAAGCATTTCTGAATACTCCTTAACCAAACCATAATATTGAGCCACAGACATATTCAGAACCCTAGCAGTATAAAGTTCTGTATTTCCAATTTTTGGTAGATTATTCATTAGTTTGCTCCCTTAATAATATCACCATTATTATCGACATTAAGACTTTTAAGAACCTTAATTCTTTCTAGTCTAGTTTGCTTAATACATAGCTTTTCAAAGTTCATAGGTCTGTATTTGTTATGCTCTTTGACCTTACCAGTAACTACAATCTTATGATTTTCTTTTACTGGTGAGTTCCATTCTAATCTGTTCTTATCAGCTAAATCAGCAGAACCTTTATAGACAAAGATGTTTCCATCATTATCTGACATTGTGTAAATGTTGACATAATTCCATTGTGTAGAATAACCAGTAATTTTATTAACAGTTAATTCAACTTCAACCTTATCGCCAACATTACCAACAAAGTTTGTTTTCTTAGCTTGTTGAATGGCTTTACCTTTCCAACCTTTAGTAACTAAAGAAATGATTTTAGCTTTTTGAAAAAGTGTTCTTTTCATTTTATGCAATTCATTTTCTTTTAGTTTATTTGCCAAAAACTTTTTTTCTTTAAAGTTCATTAAACTATCTTTGGATATTTGCATTTTTGTTTCTAGTGCAATATTAAAGAAACCTCTTAGCTTATGCTTACTTTCCCAAGAAAATCTATCTGACATTTTACGAACCCATGCAATATCGTCTTTGATTTTCTCGTATCTGATTTTTTCAGATTTTTCTTCTGCAATTTCTTCTGGGGTTCTAAAGTCATAAGGGTTTTGTTTACTAGGCTCTTTAGCTAAATAAAGACCATTAATAACCCTTTGTTTTTTACAAAATGCTTTAGCCTTTTCTTGGGCATTATGAAAGTCAATCGCAAGGTTTACAAGATGTTGGGTTTTATATTCAACCCTAGCTATAGGAACACCACCCTCTGCTTTACCCCATACTGTTTCTTTCCAGTTAGCATAAAGAGAATATAATTTATCTTCCTTACCCAAACCAACAAAAAGAGATGTGATAGTATCACACCCCCCAACAAAATCTTTTGCCATTTCTAAATTGTTCATATCCACCCCCTATTTATGTGAAACATTGTTGGTTTCGATCATCTTTTTGATCTTATGACAAGCAACCCCAATAGCTTTAAGTTCGTTGTCTAATTCAAAATTTTTAAGAAATGGGTAATCCAGATCATAGATTATTTTTTCAATATCTGAAATTTTGTAGTGCATATCTATATTTTTTTTTGTGTTAGTTAAATTTGTCATTTTGATCTCCAATTTATTATTATTATTATTTATTAGCTACTGCAATTCCTGCATGATAAAGAGCATACAATTTTGTATTTGGAACTTTGCCATACTTTGTATAACCATCAGTATAACCATTTAAAGCAAACTTATAACCACTTTGAAAAGTAGCTGATGTAGTTCCAAGACCATGTAAATCCATTGGATTTTGTGTAATTGCATGGTCATAAACTCTTTGTACATCTTTGTTTGTAATCTTTTTCATACTAATCTCCAATAACTAATCTTAATAACCTAATATTTATTCTAGGTTATTACAAGTGCTTTTTTAACTTTTTTTAAATTATTTTCAAACTATTGTTAATTATGGCTTTATTTGATACTATCTGATAGAAAGTAATTATACTCTGATCTCCAATCGTTGTATAAATAGGGGGTAAATTATTATTTCTTTGATGTACTTAAATAAATCGCAGTATTTATAGGAAGTGAAACAGAAGTAGGTTTACCCCTTATGACTAAAGAATCAGACATTCAAATAGCTTGTAATCAATATCTAAACATCTTAGCTAATACCTATTATTTCCGTCATTTTCATGTGCCAAATGAGGGTAAAAGGTCTATTTCATATCATGCTAAAATGAAGAAAATGGGTTTGAAATCTGGCTGTCCAGACATAGTTGTTGAGTATCCACAAGGTAGGGTTTTATATATCGAACTTAAAAACGAAAAGGGTAGATTATCTGATAATCAAAAATTGTGGGCAGTACAATCTAAAGGACTAGGAACACCTCACTTTATAGTCAAGGGGGGTTTAACCGAATGTTTAGACCAAGTAAAACAAATCATTGAAACAAACATTCCCATGAGGTGTTGAGGATTGCCTAGTACACTTTATCCTTCTAGTGGGCAAAAGTCGCTGTACTGCCCTTAAATAGCCCTTAAAGGGCATCTTATTTTTTCTTTCTGTTTCTATATGTTAACTTTTTCATTGCTGAATTTTTCATTAATTTACCATTAGGCATATAATGATACCCCTTGGGTGCTTTTTTTCTTTTAGCCATTATTTTTTCTTCTTCTTAACTGGCTTTTTCTTTTTTTTCATAGGCTTAGATTTCATTCCATATCCTTTGTGCATTTCTTGTTCCTTTCTTTGTTTATTGTGTAGTGTCGTTACATGAAGATTATAAAAATAATTTCCAATCTTATTAAAAAACTTAGCTAATGTTAGCCAATGCCACAACATCATTTTTTCATATTCTCCCTTGCAACACCTTTTGACTTCTCAAAACTTCTCATTCCACCCAATCCCAATAACGAAAGTGTTAAAGTCATAAGTTCAGAAGTGGCTAATTTTGGTAAAGCTATTTCTGGCAACCATATTGCTGTTGCCCATTCAGCTATAGGCATTATAAAAAATTGTGTTAATAGACCTAATGCACAAATCCACATTATAGCAGGTCTTGCACCTGCCACAAATAAACTAGGGTGTTTAGCTTGTGCTGTATTAGCTTCAATTTGACCTTTTGCCAATTCTTGAGCATGACGAGATGCTAATGTTGCCAAGTCGTGAGCCAACTTATTTTTTTGGTCTTTATCTTCTATAAACTTACCAACTAATTTTGATACTGGTGCTATTAGTGATGTTAACATTTTATAACCCTTTCTCCAGGTAAATACCCTTATAAATCAATGACTTAGATACTTTTCCTCATCTTCTGTATCAACCTATCCCATCTGTTTGTAGTCTGATTATATGCTCTACTATCTTTCATTTCAACAATAGCTTTTTCAATATCATTATCTTGCAATGCTTTTTTAAATTTCTTGAACTGGTTTAGCTTTGGCAAACCTAATTGAAATGACATATGAGTTACACATTCTTTAACATTATCGTCTAAATCCATACCTTCATAAAAGGTTTCAGCATCTTGAATGGATACACCTAAATCTAAAACAAATAGTTCTGTTGCTCTTTGTTCTGTTATTGGGTTCATTAGTTCTTCTTTTTCATCATCTTTTATCAAATGCCCACAACCTATTGTCCAAAAACCTAAATGATCTTGGTAAGGCTCTAGCACCAAATGACCTTCTTCCCTCATTATATCGTCTTTTAAACTCTCTAAATCCATTATTTAACCCCATTCTTTTTAGCCATTTGATTAAACCCTATAAAAGAACCAATAACACCCATGTTTGATAATACCCATATTTCAGCAATGCCAGATAAATGGTCTATTCTTTCCATAGGCAATAATGGTGTCATTAATACAATTATAAAAATAGTTACAGATAAAGCACTAAACCAAACTAAATATCTTTGTTGATCTTCTTTTTTATCTCTATTTTCTAATAAAATAAGTTTTTCACGCATTTCAAACTCTTGATCTGAAATTATATTATCCCCATTAGTATCTAGTTCTTCAAACTTTGAACCCTTTTGTAATTTCTTCTGTGTCATTTCATAACCTCATTTAATCCAAAAACTTCAAAAATCATAAAGGTAAAAAACAATAATAAAATTCCACCTGCTATCAGTTTACCAGAAAAATTAGTTGAGCCTATTTTTATTGCTACAAATTCATTTCCTAAAATTCTTAAAATTAATTCAAAACTATTATCATTTATTTTTAAATCTAATGGTTTTTCATACATTTTATCTACATCTAATTTTTTTTCCATTAGTATACCTTTACTTTATCACTATCTATTTGAGGAACTAATTTACAAATACATTTATATGTTTCTGAACCATCTTTTGACATAAAATTTTGATCGCTTAACTTTTCTGCATAATAACTACAATCATTAACAGATTTAAAATAAATTGTTGAAGCATTTTTTTCACTTGGTTGCATAGCACAATATAATAAAAATGCAGTTATCATTTGGCTATGCTCCGTAAACTTTCCATGATTTGATCTATTGATGGTTCTTTACTGTTTAATTTATCATATTGACATTTATATTGCTTTGGGCAACCAATACTCAAATCTGCAAAATCTAAATCAAATCGTTTATTAGCACCCTCGTATATACAAGCTAATTTATCTTTATAAACTTTTTGTTTTTTTAATCGGCAAGTTGTCATTTTTGGTAAAATAATTGTCCCATTGTTTATTTTTTGATTTCTGGTTAAATCTTTAGGTTTGTATGTATAACCATCAGCATATGCTTTAAATGCCACTACAAAACTAATTATAATTACTGCTATAACACAAAAGATAATTCCTATTGTTTGCAATGTATCAAGAAATTCTTTTTGTTGTTGTCTTGCTTCTATTCTTTGTATTCGGCTTGCTTCTTTAGCTTCACTTATTCTATTGGCTCTTTCAGAAATAATTTGATCCCATGTTGATGGATAACCTGCTTGTGTGGGAAATCTAAGATTGATTATTTGCCTTAACTCGGCTCTTTTTTCTTCTAACAATTTCATGTTAATAAAATCATCTGCTGACTTTTCCACAGAACCAAACTGTTCAGCAATAGACATACCTTTACCTTTACTTTTATTCATCTGGTCAGCACCAGTAAAAAAGCCATCAATTTGTTTTGCTATACCAGAAATGTCATTTACTGTTGATATATTTGATTTTATAAATTCAACGGATTTTTGAACTAATGCTATGCCTGTGAGTATTTCAGCAACGACCATATTGCTCTATCTCACAAGTAAACCTATTAATAATAATACTATGGCTGAAACAGAAGAAATCATATAAACCTCTATCCTCTTGATGCGTAAGATGCTTTCTCTCCACCTCTCATCAGAAACAGCTATATGTTTTTCTAAAGTTACATGAATTTCTTGTAAAGTTGGTTTTGCCATTTAACTCGCCTTTGAATCTTCCATTCTTTTAATAGTTTCATCATTTTGTAAAGATAATAACAGGTCTTTTTTATAAACTTGTTTTGCTTTTTCATAAATATCAATTTTTCTTACTAATAAAGCTAATTGATTTATTTCATTTTGACAAAAACTTATTTGATCTATTAAGGCTTTCTGGTCATCTTTTAGGTTTTCTGTTGAAAATTCTTTTCCATCAATACTAAGAATGTTTGATTTTTGTTCACTCATTACCAAGATACTCCTGTTGCTGTAATAGGTGTCTGTGCTTCAGATATTTGATTTGATACGTTCAACTCAGAATTAGCTATGCCATCTGCACCTAACTTGTCTTTAACAAATTGTATTGCATCTGCTTCTGCTACAGAACTAAATGCCTTAAATGTCTGACTGCCAAGTTCAACACTAACAGTTTCACTCATAGAGCCAGTATGTGCTGTGCCATCCACTGTTTCTGTGCCATCAAGTTGGTATCTTATTTCTGTTATAACATCAGACTTATCGCCCATTGTTATCTGTCTTTCCATGTCAACTATTGACCATGTATATGTTATTGCCATTATGCGTTCTCCCTATATAGCCGATATGATAAAGGCTAATAATTCACTGTACCTTATACCTAATCTAGTTCTTTCTGTGTAGCCTTCGGTAGCTTCTTGTTTGGTATCTATATATGTGTAAGCATCTTTAGCTTCTATACCTTTTTCTTCATTTGCTTCTACTGCATCTACAGTCATTTCTTTTTGCCACCAAGTATCTGAACAGAACATTGCATACTTACTTGCATCTAAACTTTCTGCTGTAAAAGCATCTTGTAAGTCTTGTGCTATAATACCAAAGTGAGTTCTTGCATCATCACCTTTTTCTGCAACCTTATCTTTCCATCTAAACTTTCTCATAAGACCTTTAGCAACAACAGCAACTCGTTTTTCTGCATCTGTTGGTTCTTCTATGTCTTGTTTATCATTTCTATCTGATGTTTGTATTGTGCCATTGGTTGCCCTTACGTCATCAAATCTATAAGAAGGGTGTCCTAAATCCATAACATTATCTTCTAACGCTCCACTTTCATTAGTTGGTATTAATTCTTGGTCAGACACAGAAATACCTGCTCCTCTATTACAAGTAAAGTACATATTACTTGAATCATCTACACCTATTTTTCCTCTTACACCATTGTCTTTTCTAAACTCAATATAATCACCATTGTCGGAAGTTCTGTTTATAAATATAGCTGTATTGGATGCTCTATTCAAAGCTATTGTTCCAGATGCTTCAAGTTCAATTCCTGAAACATTTGAAGTGTTGCTAGTTTTTCCTATCAATAAAGTACCTGCACCAGACATATCAAATCGTGCCGCTTCTATAGTAGAACCACCATCATTACCTGCAAAAATTATATCTCCATTACTCTGTAAATTTGCAATTTTTCCATTTGTACCATCACTTGAAAGGAAAAGGTCAGCACCAGAACCAAGTTGAATGTTATTGTTATCAGCAATTTTAATATCATGACCAAATATAGCAGTACCTGCATCTGACATATCAAGTCTCATAGCTTCTATACCACTACTAGCATCATTTCCTCTGAAGATTATGTCTTTATCTGAAACACTACTTTGAATTACAAAATC